GGCAACCAGTTAGATTCAACTTTTAGCGAAGGATCTCATAGACAAGATTCCGAATTAAATCAGGATAAGACTAGTGAATTTTTAAGTCAGTTCAGTGTTACTAAAAATATTAAAGGAACCCGAAATACTACTGATGTACTTGACAAAGATTATTTAAAAAAATTAATGGCAGATCGTAATAACATTTTTGAAACTATTGAATATTCAAATATTATCGAAGATGGAGTTGATTACAAAGCAATTGGATTTTTATGAAAATAATTTTGAACTGATTGCAATCCAATTATACATAATTTTCTTTTTTTTATAACATCTAAATCATAATCAACAGCATTAATATTTTTGAGATTAACATTAATAGTTTCTGATTCATATCCTTTTATTGCATTAAATGCTACACCCTGCATAAAACATTTAAAAACTTGTACACTAAAAGCTTCTAAATTATTAATAATTTCGTTATCGCCATAAGAATCAATTAAATAAATACCAACAACTTCTTCTATTCTTTTTTTAAATAAATGAATTGGATAATTATCAATACACCCTCCATCAACATACAATTTACCTTGATATGAAATTGGAACATAGAACCAAGGAATGCAAGTACTCATTCTAATAGCAAGAGACAAAGACATATTAGGATGAGTTTCGTGTGAAAGATATTCAGCTTTAACGGTATTTAGACATGTGGTTGTCATAATAATAGTTTTATTTGTAGCTTGATACAATTCGTTAAGTGTAATATTCGTTTTCCATCCTTTAGCTTCAATCATTTTTTCAATCATAACTTGCATTTTACAACCGTCATCAATACCAAATGCACTGAATATATTTAATACTTTAATATTCTTCAAGTCACCAAAATTAAATTTTTTAATAAACACGTACAATTCGTCAGGTGTGTATCCAATAATAAATAAAGCAATAATTAGTGCTCCAACAGAAGTTCCAGCTAATGTTGTAAATTTAGATAGCATGTTTAATTTTTCTAGAGCTTTTAAACAACCAATTAGTGCCAATCCTTTAATTCCTCCTCCTGACAACACAAGTATAGTTTTTTCAATCACAATAATTTTATCAGATTCATGATCGTTAATTTGTATTTCTTCTTTTTTATCTTCGATTATATTTTCATCTGTCATATTATCCTTAACCTTGTCCTTATCATTATCCTTATCCTTGACTTCGTCCTTATCATTTGAATCATCTTTATCAGTTATTGTGTCAACATTCATAGATGAGTTTTATATATAACTGATATATAGAGTTACAAGAGTATTAACACGCAACAATTAATTTAAATGGAAAGAACAAGTATCAGAGATATATATCCAGACATAGAGAATTTTCGACCAATGGATATTACTACGGTTAGAAATATGTTAGATGGCAGAAATAAAGAAATTAAACTTAATATTCATAACGATATCAGGAAGGAAAAAAAGAGGGAATTACTTAGCAATCAAGCATACGAAAGAATTTATGATTTGTGTGTAGAAAAAATCAATATTGCTAGTGGATTTAAAAAAACGGATACTTTATTTAATATACCAAAAGGATGGAATGATTGCGCAAATTATTCAATGTTAACTTGTGCAGATTTCATAACTAACAAATTAAAGCAAGAAAAAATATTATGTACAAGAGTTCATGACAAATTATTCATTACTTGGCAACATTTAAAATAATTACTTGACTATTTTTAGTACAATATCTACTAATAAAAACAATATCAATACAATTACAACAATTATCATTAAATAGTGATCATATTTAAAATCTTCTTTTGTTTGTTGTTGTAATGGTAATGTTTGTGTTGTTGTTGGTAATATTGGTGTTACTTGTTCTTGTATTGTAATAGGACTAACTGTATTTACTACATTACTCATTCTTCCCAAATTTGGATCAAAATGTTGTAAAATTGATGTATTATTTAAAGTATTTGTATTATTTACATTTGCTAATTCATTTAAAAATCTTTTTTTCATTTCGTAATTAATTTTCATACGACAATATTTACAAGCAACAATATGGCGATACATATCATTGTCATAATTGCTTGCCAAAGACATTAAATCATCATCCGTAAAACTATTTAAAAATTTATTAATATAATAAGGATGAGATCTTTTTCGTCTTCTGATTGGAACAATAGTTTCATCTTCCGATCCTAGTCCATAACTCAATCCTAGATCTTCATTTTGTAAATAAGGATTTTGATAATTCCCATAATGTTTATTATTATTATGAATTCCTGGATAAGTTACAAGTTGACTATTTTGAAATTGTTGGGATAACTGTGGAATTTGTTGAGGTAACGGTTGAATATATTGTTGAGGCGTGGAAACAGTTTCAGGAATATTAACCATATTTGCCGCATATTCTTCATCTTCCAATCTCAATTTTTTGATACCGTTTCCTGTATAATTATCTTTCAGAGCGGCATTATCTCCTTTACCAGTAGAAAAGGACGCACTGTTACTGTAAGCTTCATCTAGATTACAATACAGCATTTATATTATACTAATTATGTATAACTATACAGCACAAAAAAATGCTATACTAATTAATCATTTTGACCTTTGTATAAAATATATTAAATCAGTATCCTAAAATAATTAACAAAATAATATAAATATTCTTATATTTTTATAATTTTTTTGTAATACTTTACGTTTAGCTCTGATCTAATACTTTCCCAAAAGTAGTATAAAGAATAGAGTTATGAGTTATACAGATAGTACTAGTAGACCAGATCTTGTTCCCAATGACATAGAATATAGTCGCCAATCAACATCTTCTTATAAAGACACAATGATGAATAATTTAAATAATTTGTCTCATGTTAAAACTGATTATTTAATACCACCTTTTTACAATAAAGAAAAATTAGTGGACAATGTATTACCTTATTCAAAAGATGATGATTATGATTATGAGGAGAGAGAAAATACTGAGGAATCATCAGAAAATAAAACAGAAAGTTCATCTAAAACTGGATATACAGATGATACTAAAAAAACGCAAACTCAAGCTCCTCATCATCAACAAACCCAAGCTGACCCATCTGGTAGTAAATATCAATCACAATTTAACAAAGCAAATGATAATGTTGAAGACTCTAAAAATAAATTTAGACAACAAGTAGGTGGTAAAGTATTTAATAGTGCTGAAGAAGAATTACTTGCTAAATATGACATTATGCAACAACTTGCTGAAATGGCACAATTCCGTGGAGTTAAACTTTCACAAAATTATACAATTAAATCAAATTATGAAGATATGTTAAGAGAACGAAATTTGCATAAATATATTAAAGATAAACATGAAGGAACTAAATGGTTGAGTGAAGGTTTTTTTCATTTGATTAAGGGAATAGAAAAAGCAAATGGTCATTTTGATCCATTCGGATTTAATTTGGATGGTTGGTCTGATCATGTTAAAGGTAATTTAAATGATCATTATGGTACTTTTAGTGAATTATATGAAAAATATGTTGGTCCAGGTGTTAACATTGCTCCTGAACTTAAATTAGCTTTTGCCATGTGCAGTAGTGCTGCCACTTATCATTATTTTAATTCAGCTTTACAAGTTTTACCAAATTTAAATGATGAAGAAAATCAAGATATTGTTAGAGAACTGCGAGAAAAAGCAAAAGCTGAATCTAAAGTTGCTGATGATGGAATTAAAGCTTTCTTTGATGAAAAACATGATAAAGCAAACGAACAATTAAGATATTTACAACTCATTAAAGAAGGAGAAAGAGAACAAGAAGCTGAAAATAGAAGAAAAGGATTTTATGACGATGATAATAAAACAGAAAAAAGTGTTCGTCTCGAAGAAATACAAAGTGAAAGAGAAAGACATTATCGATTTTTAGAAGAATTAGATAGATTAGAAGAAAATGCTAAACAAATGAAATCAGTTGCAGGATCAACTTACACTAGAGATAGAGATAGAGAAAGAGTTGCTTCATTAAATAATAAAAGAACACCAAATACAAAATCAAGTACTGCCACTATGGCTCCACAATCATCTAAATCCACAAGAACTGTTGAAGTTGTAACACCTAAAAAAGTTGTACCCATACGTCAAGAAGCAACTACAGAAGATACAAGAACTACACAAACGCAAACCACAATTCCCTTTAAAATGACACATTTAGTAAACAAGTATTCTCAACCTAAAATATCCAAACCCACTATTCAACCAATTGCTACAACTATAGCACCACCAGTAATTAATAATTCTCCAAATCAAATAATAACTAGAACACAACCCAGAGTTCATCCTCAATATCTTAATAATCAAACGTCAATAAATAATACTGTACAAACTGAAATGCCCATACCCATTCCTACATCTACACCTACATCTGCATCTACAGATTTAAATACAAACCAAGTTTCAACATCTACTAATTTTGGACAAACTACATTAGCATCTCCTGCTATAAATCGTAATCTTAATACATCGGCAGTTAACATTTCATCAGCAGCAAATTATCAATCAAATCAAATTCAAAATTCTTCATCACTAAACAATTATCATGAAATGGTAAGAAATACAAAAGAATCTCCTAATTCAGTAAAAATAACTAATTATGATCCAAATATTATTTCTTGTGCTAAATCAGAAACTTCTAGCAGATCAAAAAGTTCTGTAAGTAGTAATAATGAAAGTGTTGCTAGTATTTTGAGTAATTCAAGTAGTAATTCTAGAAGTTTCATTTCTTTAGGATCAATTTCTACAAAATCTACTAGTTCTATTTCTAAAACATCAAACCATAATAGACGATACAATAATGCACCGCGAATTACAGTTATTTCAGAAAGAAGTTCCAGTGTTAACAATAATCATAGTGAATCATCAATTCCTTCAATCACTAGTTTACCAACACATGAATATAGAGAAATAGTTAAACGTAATGACGAAACAAATAATAAAATTATTCCTGTATTAAATAAAAAAAGTAGTGATTCAAATTCTGGATCATCTGGTAAAGTTTCACAAAGATCAGTAAGTAGTGCTCATTTTTCTGGAGGATCAATAAGTACAATTAAAAGTAAAAATGGTAAAAAGAAAAGGATTGTTAGTATTGTAACTAAGCCTAGCACAATATCTTCTTAATATTTAATTTATGTTCAACTATTCTTTCCAATTTGCAGTTAATTCATTCCAATTTATAGTTGATTCTTGAGGTGTATACGACATTACGTGATTATCTTGTGATTTAGAAGCATTTCTTTTTTTAACTACTTGATCTTTAATATGACTTAATGCCGCTTGTGAACCAATGCCAAGTACTTTACCACTGTGATAAGCAAGATTTTTTTTTGTTGGAGTTTTAGTTCCTGATTTATTTTTAGTATTTGATATTTGTGGATTTTTCAATGCTGCTTTTTTTTTACTTTCTGCTAAAAAACCTTTTTTTAATCCTGTACCAAAAGGTACAACTGCATGAGTTCCTACTTTTTTACCAACATTTTTAATTTGACCTAATCTAATTTTTTGTGCTTCAGATAGAGCGGAACCAACTTGAATACTAAATTCTTCGGCCATTATTGGAGTTTGGTTATTTTCTTTTTTTTTAAAACGATGATAATCTTTGTAGATTGAAGATAAATTTTCTAATATCTTTCCATTAGTTTTATCTACTATTGATTGAAACTTATTAAAATTATCTTCTTCATCAAGTAAATTAACTGATCCATATGTATCAAAATATTTAATTAATTCTACAATAAATCTTATATCGTCAGAAATAATTGTATCATCATGATTCTCCATATTTGAATATATTTCAATGTAATCGTTCTCATTCTCATTTTTAGGTATGTTTAATAACTTCTCATTGATTTCATAATGTGTCATGATTTGATATAGTTTATATATACATTTAAAATTGATATAATTACAAGTTATATACAATATCATATAGGCTAATATTAAATTACATACAAGTACTGTTAATATATTAAGAATGTCATCCAATATTACTACTGCACTCAAAAGAAAAAAATTAACTAATCAGAAATCTCAACCTAAAAAAATTGTCAAAAAATCACAAGCTAAATTTGAAACTAAAATCGTTCCAACATTGAGCAACAATAAGGATAAAGAAAAAGAGAAAGAGGAAGAGAAAGAGAATGATGACAAAATAGAAACATTATTAGAAAATACTGACACTGAAGAACAAATATTAAATTCAAAAAAAGTGATTAA